TATGGCTGGACATCGGGGCGAACGATGGCTACCTGCTCTCCCAGGTCCCGGAGAAGTTCAAGCGCATCGCCTGCGAGCCCGCGCGGAACTTCCACACCGAGTTGCACAAGGTCGCGGACCACGTCATCGAGGACTATTTCACCGCTGACAACGAGTGCCTGTGGCGCTCCACCCGGGTCGGAGGCTGCGATGTCATCACCTCGGCTGCCATGTTCTACGACTTGGACAACCCCGACCGTTTCGTCGCTGACATCTCGAATGTGCTGGCCCCCGGAGGTGTTTGGGTCAACCAGCTCAACGACTCCCCCAGCATGGTCCAAGCCAACGCCTTCGACTCCATCTGCCACGAGCACCTCTGCTACTACGACATCTTCAGCCTCCGTGAGCTATACGCCCGCCATGGGCTGGTGATCGTCGACGTCACGCACAACGACGTGAACGGCGGCTCGATGCGGGTGTTCGCCCAGAAGAAGGTGGCAGGCGTTCAGCCCATGAGCATCGCTCACTTCCGCAAGGTCTCGAGCAGCGATGCCCAGCACTTCGCGGTCCGGGTGAAGAAGTGGAAGCAGGCCATGGGCGAGATCCTCGACGTCCCCGGGAAGCCATGGTGGCTCTACGGCGCGAGCACGAAGGGCTGTGTCCTGCTCCAGTACCTGGACTACCAAGGGGCCTTCGTCGGCATCGCTGACAGGAACCCGACCAAGCACAACCTGTTCATGTCGGGATCGTGGCTTCCCATCGTCAATGAGGACGAGATGCGGACGGACAAGCCCCAGAGGCTGATGGTTCTGCCATGGGCGTTCCGGGACGAGTTCGTCAAGCGCGAACGCCCGCTTCTGGATTCCGGGACCGTCATGGTCTACCCGCTCCCTAACATCGAGTTCGTTCTTTGAACGGGCGGGTGCTGGTGATGTGTGCGACTCGGAACCGGCCGCAGCAGTTCGCGGCCATGGTCGAGTCGGTGCGGAAGACCAGCACCAAGGCCGACCTTGTCGCCTACGTCGATCAGGATCAGCGCGAGATGTACGAGACCGTCGAAGCTGACATGTTCTTCGGCGAACGGGTCGGGCAATGCCGTTCCCTGAATGAGCTGGCCCGCAGGATGCCCGGCTATTCGGCCTACGGCTCGGCCACGGATGACTGCATCTACGAGACCCCGGGCTGGGATGCATGGGTCCTGAAGAACGCCCATCGCCTGACCGCCTTCGCCCCGTTCTGCGAAGCCTACGGGCGTATGGACTTCCCCTGGGTCAGTGCGCGTTGGCTCGAGGCTGCTGGCTATTTCTGCCCGCTGGAGACGCGGCATTTCTACTGGGACGTCGCACTCCAGATCGCCGCTGAAGACGTCGGGCTTCTCTCCGCGACCAAGGAACAGTTCCACATCAGCCACAGCAACATGGAGTGGTTCGGTGAGGAGATGAACGACGAGAACGGGTTCAAGACCGGGGTGGGTCTTTCCGCCTACTACATTCACCGCGACGCCATGGTGTCGATGATCTGGCTCGCGCATGATCGTCGGGCGTTCGTCGAGAAGCTCCGGTCCAAAGCCTTGGTGGCAGCGTGAACGGCCGCATCGGGGTGTTGATCCCGACTCGGGACCGCCCGCAGCACTTCGAGCGCGCGGCTAGGTCGGTCTACAAGACCGGACTCAAGGTTGACGTGCTGGCCTACATAGACGACGACCAGGAGAAGGACTACCCCGACACCATGTCAGGGGTGAAGCGTCTCATCGGTCCCCGCATCGGGCCCGTGGCTTCAGCGAACGCTTTGGTCGAGAGGTTCCCGGACTACTCGGTCTATGGGCTCATCACCGACGACACAACCATGGTCTGCCGGGATTGGGACGAATGGGTCTTGGCAGCGATGGACTCCATGGCAGGCAGGATCGTTGTCGTCTCCCCGCGCCACAATCTCGGTGAGCATGTCGACATGCCCTTCGTTTCCCGGGAGTGGATCGACACCGTGGGCTGGTACGCCTGCCCCGACTTTTACCACTTCTGTTGGCCCGTGCTCCTGGGGCTGATGGGGCAATTGACCTGTCTCGTCTACCCACCCGAGCAGGCGTTCTCGGTCCATCACGAAGGGCTGCCGCACACGAACCTGCAGGCACTGTTCGAGGACAAGATGGGGTTCTTCGACTACGTGGCCCTGAAGATGCCCCCGATCATCGACAAGCTGCGTGCGGCGCAGCAATTGCCGGTATGAGCCGCGGCCCGGTCTACATGCCGCCCCCGGGTACGAACCTCGCCTACAACGGCGAACTCGCCAACTACGTCATGTCGTTCTTCCCCGAGGGCTATCAGGGCTGGGCTATCGACGTCGGGGCGTCAGACGGGGTCTCAGTCAACTCCACCTACGGGCTTGAGAAGGCGGCCAAGTGGACCGTCATATCGGTGGAGGCGAACCCCAACTGGTGGCCGATGCTGCAGAAGATGCGGACCTTCGTCGAGCGCTGTGCGGTCTCCAACTTCTCAGGGGAGGCGACGTTCCACATCAACGACGACGAGCCGGAGTCGTTCTCTTCACTGAAGAAGCCGGACATGACCCGGACCTATCCGGCCCCGAACAAGACTGAACCAGCACCCAAGCCGGGGAGATCGTGGAGCAAGGCCCAGGTCAAGGTGAAGACTCTGGACGAGATCCTTACCCGCTGGCAGTTCCCGCAACTGGACGTCCTCTGCGTGGACACTGAAGGGACCGAGCTGGACGTGCTCGAAGGCCTCGACTGGAACCGGTGGAAGCCGAAGGTGGTGGTCATCGAATGCTGGGAGCCGATGAGCCCCTTGGACCTCTACATGGAGGCGATGTACTACAGGAAGACCGCCAGGAACGTCCACAACGACGTCTGGGTGAGGCGTGATGGCCATCTACTCTGACAACGGGGTGGATAAGGCTCTGGAGTCGTTGCTGCCGGCGTTCGGCTACGCTTGTGACGTCGGGGCCAATGACGGGGTCTTCAACAGCAACACGCTGGCCTTGGAGGAAAAGGGTTGGCTGGTCCTCTGTGTCGAGGCGAATCCGATGTTGGAGGAGCTTGGACGGGCGCGGAGAAAGCTATGGCGGTCCGTGGCTGTTGGGGACCGGGATATGGACGACGTTGTCTTCCATATCTGTGGTCCGATGTCTCCTTGGCCGAGTCGATCCTCGTTGGGACTTAGGGATGGCGGAGCCCCGGCTGACCAGACCGCATTCGTCTCTGTACGCAGGTTGGACCGGATTCTCAAGGAAGCCGGCTTCCCAAGGCTCGACCTGCTGACAGTCGACGTCGAGAACTGGGAACGCGAGGTCATGGCAGGGTTCTCGGTCGAACGCTGGAAGCCCAAAGTCATCGTGCTCGAGGAATGGACTGACGATAACTTGGCCATCCCCGGCTATACGATCCTGAAGAAGCTGTCGTACGACAACATCTACGTGAGAGACGCAGCCTGATGGCCTACTACTCGTCCAACGGAGTGGACCGGGAAGTGGAGCAGTACCTGCCCTCTTGGGGCTACGCCTGCGACGTGGGGGCCAATGACGGGGCTTCCACGAGCAACTCCCTCTGCTTCGAACAGATGGGTTGGTACGTGTTGTGTGTGGAGCCGAATCCCAACTTCGCTGAAGAAGCGCGGAAGCACCGGAAGCTCTGGCGGCAGGTCGCTGTCAGCGATAAGAACGGGGAAGCCCTGTTCACTCAGTTCGGTCCTCACCCATGGGGTGGTTCTGGGCTCAAGGACCTGTTGAACCTCCGCGCCAGTTATCCGCGGGATCACGAGGTCCAGACGATGGTCCAGACCCGGACGCTGGACACGCTCTTGGAGGAAGCAGGGTTCCCGAGGCTCGACTACCTGACGGCGGACTGTGAAGGTTGTGAGCCCGAGGTCCTTGCCGGATTCACGGTCGAACGCTGGAAGCCGCGGGTGATGGTGTTCGAGAACAACAAGGTCCGCAGTCCTTTCAGCATCCCCGGCTACGTTCATGTGGGCACGCGGGAAGTGGACGAAGTCTACATCCGGCAGACACCAGCATGACGAACCGAAGCCCGGTGACGGTCCTGATCCCGACCCGTGGGCGTCCGCAGTGCTTCAAGGACGCCATCGAGTCGGTGTGGAAGACGTCCTCCGCATGGGTCGTTGCCTACCAGGATGATGACGTCGACATGGCTGGCTACCCCACCGATGGCTACAAGCTGATTCATGGGAAGCGCGTTGGAGTCTCGGGGGCCTTGAACGCGATGGCTCAGCATGTCATGGAGGAGCGTCCGTGGACGGAAGTTCTGGCCATGATGACCGACGACTCCCTGATGATGACTCCGCGCTGGGACGACTTCGCTATCTCCGTGGCGCGGCGCTTCCACAAGGGGATCGGAGTCATCTCGCCGCGGTCACACAAGGGTGGGGTCCATCGGGTGGACCAGCCGGCGGTGACTATGGGGTGGTTCAAGCACTATGGCTACTTTGCCTACAAGGAAGTCGGTCACTACTGCTGGCCCAACGTCATCGGGCTGACCTCGGAACGTCTGTGCCTCTACAAGTGTTCCGCTCAGGAGTGGGAGATCGAGCACCGGCAGGTTGGAGGCCGGGACCCGGCCTTTGCCTATGACTCGGAGCGGTTCTACGAGTGGGTTGCTTGGCACATGGAAGAGGCTAGGACGGCACTTGAACGGACGCTTGAGGTAGTGCCATGACAGTCCTTGCCATCTGTGCGAGTCGTGGACGTCCGAGATGCTTGTCCGAAATGCTAGGGAGTTTCATTTCTACCTCAAGCACAGCTCACATCTGCATCTACCTTGACGTGGACGACGAGCATAATTACAGCCGTGTGGGACATGACCGCGTGATGTACATGGTTGGGGAAAGGGTCGGTCACCTGGATGCTCTTGACCGCATCATCGAAACCCATCCCGGCTACAAGGCTTATGGGCTTGCCACAGATGATTGTTCTTTCATGACTGAGGGATGGGATGGTCATGCCGAGAGGCTTGCGGAGAGTTTTCCTCACGGCATCGGAGCATTCGCTCCGTTCTTTGGTCTCATGGGCAGGATGGACTTTCCATGGGTGACTTCGGGATGGCTGAAGGCACTTGGGACCTATGCGCCCAACAAGTGCAAGTTCTATTACTTCGACATCGTCATTCAGATCTTGGCTGAACAGCTCGGCATCATGGGTTTTGCTGGAGAGAATGAGTTTGCCATGCAGCACCATAGCGTGGTGGGGACTGAACAGGACCCAGATCGTGAGAAGGGACTCAAAGACAAGAGCATGGCTGCATTCATCGACGGTCGGAACACTTGTTATTGGCTGCAGGATGGACGGCGAGAGGCAGTAGCCAAGCTAAAAGCTGCCTTGGCTGCGCGCGAGGTGATGGCATGAAGACGCTCGTGCTCTGCCCTAGCCGGGATCGTCCCCAGCAACTGGACAGGATGCTCAAGTCCGTCATGGACACTTCTCAGGCAGTCGTCGCGGTCTACTTGGACGAAGACAACTCGTTCAAGTACCTGGACGTCTTCCCCAAGTACAAGGACCGCGTGCTGGTGACGGTGGGTCCGCGCATCGGTCCTGCCAAAGCCTGTCAGGAGTTGGTGGTCAGGCATCCCGAGTTCGAGACCTACGGGCTCGGGGTGGACGACTCCATCTTCTCGACCCCTGACTGGGACAGGTTCGTTGATGACTGCCTCCAGAGTTTCCCGAAACGGTTGGGGGTAGTGAGTGCCTTCCATGGTCATGCGCGCTGGGTGAACTTCGCCTACGTCTCCCGATCATGGATTGAGCATGTAGGCTGGTACGTCTGTCCTGACCTTGACCATTTCTGCTGGGACACGGTCTTGGAGATGCTGGGGGACGCGACCAACATCGTCTACGCGACCAAGGAGCAGTTCTTCATCGATCATCGGGCCGAGCACACGGTCGCTGCGGGCGGTTCTAACATCGAGCCGGACTCAACGAAGTTCCTGTGGTGGTGTGTCATCGGCAGGCACGACCTGGTCCAGAAACTCAAAGCTCTCATGGTGGAGGCGTAATGAGCACCGTGTTCACGTTCCCAGGGAAGATCGGCGATGCACTCCTGCAATGGCCGGTGGCCTACCAGTACTGGAAGAAGACCGGACAAGCATTCGAGGTCTGGCTGGACGAGAACCGCTGTAAGCCGCTCCTGCCTCTGTTCAAGGCTCAGCCCTGCGTCATCGATGCCAAGCTGATGCCGGGGGTCGAGAACTGGGACTGCGGTGGGCAGCCGTTCCACATGAACCTGCCGACCTCGGCCTTTGAGGGCCACGCCATCTACCACTTGGGGCTCAGGGCTTTCCCCACCCGCCAGATCACGCTGGAGACGCTCCAGTACGCGAGGCTCCCAGTCGAGATCGACATGGATGCTTTGACCAACGAGCCGAGTCTTGTGACCCCCAAGGTCTTGGAGAAGGTGAACCGGCTCATCGTTCACGGTCAGGGGGTGTGTCCCCATACCCGTCAGACGCCCCAGATGTGGCGGTTCCTGAGCCGTGTCCGGAAAGAGTTGGAGTCCATCTTCGACGAGATCGTGTTCGTGGGCATCGACAGGGACCGGGAGGTCGGGACCAAGACCTACCCCAACTGGGGCCAGTTTACGGACGCCGGGGACTTCTCGGTCCTCGCGGACTACATGGCCCTGAGCCGGGCGGCGATCACGGTGGGCTCGAGCGTGGCGGCATTGGCTGACTGCCTGAAACTGCCGACCATACGAGTCCATGACCCCGTGGCGGACAACGCCCCCAAGGTGATCTGGAGCAACCTCCATCCCGGGAGCATCAACGACACCGAGCTAGAGCTCCGCGACTCATGGCCCAAATGGCGGGATTCTGCGCTCTTGAACGCGGTGGTGGTGACGCCGTAGGCTTCGCGCACCAGGAGGCATGATGGCGGTCACGACGACCCAGAACCCGAGGAAGCCGGAGGAACTCCAGCGCCGCGTCTCTGATGCGCGCTTGATCGAGCTGGTCGATGCGAGGCGCCAGCATTCCCTGCGCTACAACCAGGGCATCTTCTCCAAGCTCCAGCGCTGGTACGACACCTACCGCGGGGTGTGGTCGGGCCGCATGGCCCAGTTCCGGAACAACGTCAACATTCCCTTCACCTTCGCCATGATCCAGTCAGACGTGGCGAGGAAGGTGCAGACGAGTTTCGGGACATGGCCCCTGGTCGGGTTCGAGGGCTACGACCCGCTGGACGTTGCTAGGGCCAAGAAGAACGAAGTCCTGATCTCCGCCCAGATGAAAGACTGCGACTCGGTCGTGAAGGCGTGCGACTTCTTCTTGGAAGCCGACATCTGCGGCACCGGGATAGCTCGCATCGGCTGGAAGCAACTGCGGCGGATGAACCGTTACCGGAAGCTGGAGTCGGTGGCCCCGGGGTTGCAGATCCCGGTGATGAACGAGTCGATGGCAACGCTGTTCGACGGCCCGGACTGGGAGGTCGTCGACCGGTTGGACTTCTGGCAGCCGCAGGGAAAGACCCGTATCCCCGACATGCCGTGGGTCATCCATCGCTACTACATCGACATGGACGACCTCTACGACGACGCCAACTCGGACATGCCCTACTTCGA